CGCTGCAGAAACTGCAGAGTAGATCGGAACTTCAACTGACTTTCCACCACCACTTATAGCATAGTTCTTTACAAGTGGTCTCATTACTGATCTTTCACTTGCTACGAATAATGCTTCTGCAACAATCTCAGTGTATAGTTCCGAGAGTGTTGACGATGTTGTTTCGTTTGCCATTGTTTTTGTCCTATATTATTTATTTGTTTGTTAAATTAATCTGAGTAGGTTTTGAATCTCGTTGATTGCGATACTCAGCATATTTAGCACGATCTTCTGGCTTACTCATATCTAAATCCTGAATATTAAAAGGTTTTACAGTTTTACCCTCAATGCTACTCTGACTCCCTGTACCAGACTTAGACCCTTGCGAGAAATGTGGGTTAGCATCTAAAAACTCCTTGACAGATTCTTCAATCGTAAGTAGTTCTCCTTTGTCGTTATACCTAATATTATTATGTTTATCAAGTACTTCTATACGATTATCGTCAGAAAGTTTTATGTTGCTTTTCATTAACTCCACTACTTGTTTTGGATTAATTGCATGCATTTTTGAGGCAACTGACATAACAGAATTATCAATTTTTTCTTTTTTAATCATATCTTTCATATTTATGATTTCTTGATCTTTTTCTGCTATTCTTTCTTTCATAAGCTTTTCTATTTCAGCTTTTGTTTTAGCATCTTGTAACTGCTTTTCTTTTAGCAATTCATCATCTTTTTTCTTTTGTTCGTCAAGTTGTCTTTGATGTTTTGTTTTTTCTGCTTCAAGTCTTGACTTAATGATGTTATCAAGTTGATCCTGTGTAAATGTTTGTTGTTCTGCTTTTTCTACAACAGGTGTTTCTTCTTGTTTGTTTTCAGTAGTTTGCTCTACTGGTTTTGTTTCTTCTGACATTTTATCTCCTTATATTTTAAGTTTGCCATCTGTATCATACCAATTTGGATTAACAAATGACCATTGATGACGACAATTATAGCCTCCACGAACTATTAATGGATTGCCTGACTTTTTGCCTGACCACCCTCTACTCGTCCATAGTTTTTTGACTTCATCAATTGTGAAAAGTCCACTATTTCTTTTATCATATGCTCCTGATCTTACAAGCCTACAAAAGTCTCTAGTAGTAGATATAACAGACCCTTGATATTTAACATAAGTAAGACCAGCATCTTTAGACTTTGCAAGGTTAAGTTGTGCATCAAATTCTCGTAGTGAATCGTTAAGTATTTGACCAGCATATCTTTTCATATTTTCTCCAGCCCTATCTCTTGCAAATTTTGATTGTAAAGTTTGTATATTTTTGTCTAGTCTTGCTCTTACAACTTTACCTTTTGTTGTTCTTTTATCTAGCTTTCTAACTCTTACTTCGTCTTTTTTAATATCTTTGACTAATGCATTAATTTTTTTATCATCAGAACTAGCATATATACCATTTATAGTTTGTCTTAAATCTTTTTCAAGTTCTGTAAATTCTACACTTGTTAATGTAGCTTGATATATCTTTTCAGTTATTCTTCTAGTCATGGTATTTGATACATCTTTGAATTGTGTAAATGATTGTCTTTTTAAATTTGTAATTAGTGTTAAATCTGCATTAGTAAGTTGCTGAAACTGTCTTGGTATATTGCCAATACCTTTAAATGCTTTTTCAATTCTTTTTGCTTGTTTTGTAAAGCCCTCTCTAACAACTGTATCAGACCAAGCTAAGTATTCTTTTTCTAAGATTGCTCTAATCTTTGGTTGCATAGATACTGCAATTTTAAGATCATATAATCTTTCTAAATCGTTTGTTGGTAAAGTTCTACCAGCAAGACTGGTAATTTCTTTTTCTATTTTATCTAAAGTTTTTATTAATGATTCGTAGTATCTTGCTTCAGCAAGTTCAATTTGCCTAATTCTGTATTCTGTAAAATCTTGTACAATATCTGACATTCATTAAACTTCTTCTTCTTCTACTTCCTGATCTTCTTGAACAGGCTCATCTTGAGTAAATTGTCCTGTTTCTGCATTAGAGTCTATTTCATCAAATATTTGTGATAGTTTTTCATCATCATCTACTACTGATCTTGCAATTTCTTTATCAATTTCTTTGTTTAAAGTATTTGATTGTACATTAACTGCTTTTGCTTGTTGATAGAATACTAAATCACTAGCATAATCTCTTATGTTAAACGAATCAGGGTAATTGATTTCTCCATCAAAACTTGAGTTTTGAAACTCTGAATAAAGTTTAAAAATTTGTTCTTCTGCTAATTGCAAATTATCAGCTTTTTCAGATAGTCTTGCATTTAATAATTCAAATTCTGTTTGTAATGCAATACCTGATGACACTTGTGTTTTAGTTGTTCTAACTGCTCCTGTGTGTGCAATTCTATTTATAGCATCAACCTTTTTTGTTATTGAGTCCATAATAGATGTTAAGTTTTGCCCTGATGGTTGTAACAAGTATGGTTTAAGGTTAGGCTCCATTTCATCTGGCATTTCAATAACTGCTCCAGCACCAGCACTTGCATTTACACCATTTGTTTTAACTAATGATGGGTGGTTTGTTAATCTAATTAATTGTTCGATTTCAGAATATTCATTATAAATTGCTTTTTGCATATCAGAAATATCTACAAGGTCAGATTGACCAATGCCTCGTTTGTGTGACTTTGCATTGTATAAAATAACTGCTGGTATTTTGCCAATCTGATTAGTGGCAGTATCTATTAATGTTGGCTCTGTTCCTACTTCCTCAACATAAATAGTATCAACTCTATCAGGATACCATAGTCTCATATATGAGCCACCAGATTTATCTACTTCTTCTCTAATTTTTAAGTAGTTTAATATATACTTACCATTTGGTTGTCTTTCAAAATTCCAATCAAATATATTTTCTGGAGTTACGATTGAAATATAAGGTCTTATTTCTTGATTTATTTCTTCTGCTTTTGTATTTGTTTGAATTGATGGCTTGTCTAGTATCAACATACAATGTCCATAAATTGACGCATAGTTTTGTGCCTGTTTAACTACCGATGTAAAACTATTTCCCTCTAGGTCAGCATCTTTTAAGAATGATTCTAAACTAGCCTCGTCTTGCATATTACCGAAGTCTCTACTTGCTTTTACTCTGAATAAAAAAGATGAATATATTTGTATGATGTTTTTACAATGATTGTCGCAAGGTGTGTTAGCTAGTCTTTGATTAAACTCGTTGTCAAGTTCTAAATTATATCTGTTTAAATATTGTCCTATTGAATAGTCGTAACCACCATTGTAACTACGAATATAATATTCCCAATTTTTTACATTTTCTTGATAATCTTTATGTAGTGTTAGTGCTTGTTCTCTAGAGTATGCCATGCTATCTTTGTTTTATACTCCATCTTTGAGGTTTAAAGTTACGATAATTTGTTGTTAAAGGTTTTACAATTTCTGTTAAATATCCAATAGCATCATTCATATGATCGTAGCCTTCTTCCTTATCAGGAATATTTGTGTTTTCCTTGTATATTTGTCTTTGTAACCCTTTTATCATAATTTTGCAAGATGGCGAGATAAAAATATATCGCTTTCCATCTGCTGACTTTAATCTTGAATTAACTGCATTAACTCTATCTCTTATCGGACTATGTTTTAATTTACATTTAACACCAAACCCAGCATTTTGTAAAATTGTTAAATCAGTTCTTCCTCCAGCGGAAGTTTTTCTTTGACGACAGGCTGGATCAGGATAAACAAAAATTCTAATTTTAGTACCGTACCTATCTCTAATTTCTTGTACCATTTCATCAGTATTACTTGAATAAATTACTATCTCATCAACAAAGTGTATTTTATCTTTATCTATTTGTGCCACACAAGCACTCATAGGATCGACATTGAAATCAAGACCAATGTGTAATGGTTTTGACCAGTCTATTTCTTTTTGCTTTACATTGTCAACAGCATGAAAATTGTAATAGACAGCACCAGCATAATTTTCAAATGTACCCTCGAACTCTTGTCTAAAAGTTCTAATATCAACATCTTGTTTAGCTTGTTCTATTTCTTCTGCTGGTACCATACCACCCTGTAAAGTAGTAAATTGAAAGCTATCCCATTGTTCTTCTCTCTTTCCTTTTTCATACATTCTATATGACCAATTACCAAATCCTTTAGGAGAGCCACACATTAAAACATCGCCTTGTGTATCTGCTATTGAGGCTCTTAAAACTTCTGTCCATGCTTTTTCATCAATGTCAGCAAATTCATCAAGAATTAAAAAGTCAAGACCAACACCTCTTAGTGAGTCATAGTTTTCACAACCTTTTAATGATATAATACTTCCTGTTTTTTTTACTTTGATAGATAAGTTTGTTTCATTGATAGTGTCAATCCAATTAAAATCAGATAGCATTGACTTTAGCTTCAGCCACACTATTTCTCTAGCCATTTTAAATGTAGGTGCTACATACCATATATTTTTATTTACTCTTGTAGCATACTTCATCATTTCAGTAATACATAAATATGTTTTACCAAATCTTCTACCTGATACTAAAACTCTAAATCTTTTATCTGAACTGCTTACTTGATATTGAGGTTTTGTTAGACTGATTTTCATTACAACCAAATTTTAAATAGATATTATATAAATTAACTTCTTCCCTACCTAATTCAACTATTTTATCGTAAGACTTTGAATAGCCATCAAGCATACAACTATAAGCATCTTCATATTTATCTTTAAAAGTGTGTGGTGGCATACAAGATGTTTTTCCATCAATAAAAGCACACATAATAATAGTTAAAACAAATTCCATTTATTTTTTCTTTCTGTAATATCTTCGATATGTTTTTACTCTCCAAGTCCAATGGAATATTGCCCTTGCTATCTTTTCTATTTTTTCTACCAACCAATCTATCATTTTTAATTCTCATAATTATGGATATAACAACATATCCTGTGCTTCCTTTTTTAAATCACTAATTTGCTTTGCTAATTTTTTATTATCTTCCTTTACTTCCTTAATTTCTTTTTTAAGTGTTTCAATTGTTGACTGATATGTAGTTATTTCTGCCTCTTTAGAGTCAATTATATTTTTTAATTGTTGTGTTTCAGTCTGCATAACTTCCATATTTGTCTTTTACAATTTTAACAACTCTCATCTTATCACTGTATTGATCTTTTTCAATTATAGCATCTACTTCACCACAAGCCATTCTAACATTTTCAGGATTAACACTTCGTTCTACCGTCCTTTTAGCTTTTAAGCATGAACTCATTTTTTGATCTTGAATATAAGTATGCTCTATAATTCCACCTTGATAAAACATACATAGTACTATTACTCCACTAATGACCGTTTCCATTTGCCCTTACCTTATCTTTTAACTTTTCAATTTCATTTAATATTTTTTCTACATCACTTTGAAGTCTTTTTATATTAACTGCATTATGACGACTTTCTTTTAGTTCTTCTTGTATATCTTCTACATCTTTAAGTAAATCCTCAATTAATAAAAATTGCTCAGAATCCGCAGGCAAAGTTCCTAGTTCTCCTCGTGGCCACTTTATTGAAAACTCAACTGCACCTTCTAAATCTTTTTTAATTAAATGGTTATCTGTTTCTAAAGTATTAATTCTTTCTACAATACCAAAATAAGCCCAAACTGAAATTGCAACTGCAACTATTATACTTACTAAATTCTTAATACTTAAATCAATTCCAGAATCTTCTCTAATTTTAGTTGGTTTCATCGCCAACTCCTAATAGCCCAATAAGCTGGACTTAAGTTTTTTTGTCCTTTAACTTTTCTAAGAACACCACCCATACGAGCCATAAATGATCTCTTTCTTGCTGGTATATGTTTTTTAATAGACATTGTCTTACTTCCAAAATTAACCTTTTTTATATTGCCTGTTCTTTTGTTTTTAACAAACACCTTAAATTTTTTAACATCGCCACGCATGATCTTGCCTAGCCTAACTGTTCTTCCTTTATATTTTGCCATAAATAGTAAATATCATAAATTATCTACACATACAACCAATCATAGCACCACTACCATCTTTCATAATATGTAAGTTAATTGAATTTGCATAGCCTGTTAATTTTATTCTCAATATGTCGCATAAATCAAAACAACTAATTTCATCAAACAACTCTATACTACTTAAGATTTCTTTGGTTACTGGAATTAATTGATACAGACCATCATTTAAAATTATTAAATCCATTATCTTTTAAAATGTCTTTTTCTCCACTTGTTACAAACATAGGTATCTTTGACTCCTTTTGTTCTATACACACCACAAAATCCATGCTTGTTTGAATATAACCCACAATTACCACAACTCCCTCTACCTTGCGATAGTCTAAAGTCTTGTGGCATTTGATATGGTATGAACTCTCCATTAGGATAAAAACTTGATCTCTTATTCATTTACCTTGACCTCTATAATTATGCTTACCTCTCATTCTGCGTTTGTTTTTATTCATTGATGAAGTTTTAGGTCTGCGTCCTATACTTGTACCATTTTCAGTACGAGTGTACTCAATAACCTTTCCATAAAGATTACCCTTTTTCTTTGCCATTTACCTTGCCATTAGACTTACCATTAAGAGTTGTAGATTCTCCCTCAATAATTAAAGGCAATGGTTCATTGAAATTTGTTTGTTCTATTTTATCTCTCTGATCTAAATGTTGTTTTCCTAACCATATTTGCATAACTACATTACCACCTAATGCCTTTTCAAATTGTGCTCTCCTTAAACTAATTCTGCCCATTTCACGACCCTTTTTTATAAGGTGGACATATCTCCTTTGTAAAGTCTTTGTTGACACATCACAAAACTCTGCAATTTCGTCAAAAGTGCAATGTAATTGTGCTAATTTTGTTATAGCTTGTGTATCTATTTTTTTAAGTGGTCTTGCCATTATGTCCTTTTTACTTATTACCTTTTAACCTTTTTTCTTTGGTCTTTCAATCTAACTTCAGGCCATTTGGACTTTTTATGCGTATTTACTACACAATACATTGGAAATGTTTTTAATAGCCAATCTACTGCTTTTTGCTCATATTCTACTGTTCGGTATGTTTGTATTCCACCATCTTCTGAATAATATTTTGTTTTAGGAGAAACATAGTTAAATCTTGTTAACCCACCATCTTCTATATAATATTTTATGCTTCTTTCATAATCTTCTTTACCATATTCTGGATTTGTTGATACATAAGCTTTAGATTGATGTGTATTTCTCCATCCATAAAAACAAGCCACAATATATTTTAAATTAAAGCTAATGTTATTTCGCATAAAATATGGATTTAATACTGCATTTACACCCCACATATCAAATTTATGTCCTAGTGAAATTTCAAATGCTTGATCTACAAATTCTGTTAAATTTAACAAGGGTATTGTTTTCTTTTCACTTACTCTCATTTCAATGCTTTGTATATCGTCATCTATGCCTAATACTAATTGTCCCTCTTTGTAATAATCTACTATAAAATTTCTTTGAGTATTTACATGCTTTTTATTAGTTACTATAAAATTTATAGGATATTCTTTTAATGATTCTTTATAAGCATCAAGCTCCTCTCCATCAGAAAGGAATAAATCCACCTCTTTAAAATCAATATCTGTTTTAGATAAATAATTTATTGTTTTCTTTTTAATTGTTTCTGCTCTTGCGATAGTAGGTATGGCTATTCTAAATTTCATTTGTTAAGGTTTGCTCTATTTTTAAGTCTTTTAGCTATTTCCATTTCTTCTAATGCAGATTTACAATAGACCATATTCTTTCTGTAATAGCACACAACAGATATTCTTTCAAATGTCCCTTTTCCTTTTATTTCAGTATTTCCATGAAATTCGTGAACATCAAAAAAACAAACATCGCCACTTCTTACATCAAATCCTATTTTGTATTTAGGCATTACTGTTATAGCACCCTCATAATTACCAGCCTCTAATACTCCAAGATTTCCAAATCCCTCTGCTAAATCTCCTCTATCAGTATGTATTGCAGTTCTAAAATTTCTATTTATAGTAATAGTTGTAAATACTGTATTTTTAATAAAAAAATCGTTAGAGGTTTTATCAATCATATCTTTTTGATTTTGCCATCTTTTTGGACATACTTCTTTAAATAAATCTGAAATATATTTAATATAAGGATAACCTTTTCTAAACTTTTCAAATTGATGCTCGTTAAATGAAGTTTGCCTACAATAAGGGATTCTTGTTTGTCTATCAAAATATCCAGCTATTCCACTTTCTACTTTATGAAATGCTTCATGGGTTTTAGATATTGTTCCATCTTTGTTAATTCTAAATCCTCTAGTTTTTCCTGTTTTGTTTGTTTTTTCTATTGTACCATCTTTTTTAAAATTTAAACCAACATGATTATCTCTTTTGGGTGGAACTCCCCCAGCCGATCCTCTATTACCACCTTTGGAAACTGCGTGTCTTAATGATTTATAGGCTTGTTCACAAACATTACTTGGTATTACATTTTTTCTAAAAAAAAATAAAGGCTCTCCATTTTCTTTATAGCCATCACAATCATAATCTATAATTGTATCTAAATGATGTTTTTGAACAAAATATCCCTCTAATTTTTTAATTTCTTTATCAGAATATTTAGCTTGTGCTTTTATCGTATGCGTCATTAACAATTTTATAAACTGTATCTGTTAAATTGTCAGTACCTAATTTTTTTTGTAGTTCAGATACCCAAAGCCTAAAGTTTTTTTCTGTATCAATATTTAAAAATAATTGCACCATTTTTACATGAGAAACTTCCATATCAGCTGGAAATTCAACATTGAAATCTTCAATCTTATCATTAGCTTTAAAATTTAATAGCTTGTCTTTAGCCAAATTTTCTAATTCAGTTAAGTTAAATCCTGTAAAATCTAAATTAAAAGACTCATCTTTTAAAATATTAAGCTCTTCTGCTAATAATTTGTTTTCCCATTTAGATTCTTCTCCTGACCTATTGTCCATAATACGATAAGCCATAGCGCTATTCTTTGTAAAATCTTTTTTAACAATATATGCCTTTTTTTCTCCTAATTGCTTTAAGGCTTTCCAACGAGTATGTCCTACAACTATTATATTATCTTTATCAACAACAATAGGTTGGTTGTTTCCAAATTCTCTAATAGAGTTCATAACCTTTTGAACAGACTCCATTGGGATTTCTCTAGGATTGTTTTTATAAGGCTTAATACTATCTATATCAACTTCTTCAAGTTTCATATTTTTATTTTAACCATTTCTTTTATTACACCAATAGGAAATACATTTCTATCACTAAATGATTCTTCGTTTTCATCATAGCTTGAAAATGTTTTTAAATGCTTTTTGTCTTTGCTATAAACATAAGCATTAGTATTCATAAGTGCTGGTTGCATTTTATCAAATTCTTGTGCATTACAATGCCCTGAATCTCCAAGAATATCAACCCATTTAATTGTATAAAAATAATATTTTTTTTGATTAATTGTAATGTGGCGATATTTTGATTTCTTTTTAACCATTAATGTTTTGTTTCAACCTCTGACTCTATCGCCGATTGTAATATTAATATTCTTGCTTTTAATCTACGATTCTCCAAAGATAAAGCTATAATTCTTCTTCTAGCATATTTGAAAATTCTTAAAAGTGCTTTCATTCAACATTGTGTATTATATGATCTTTGTCATACCTATCTATTTTATACTCTTTTCCATCTTTTTTGAAGTAGTCAAAATTATCTTCACTATGCCTAAAATTATACCCTAAATTTTCCATCTTTGTTCTCAAATCTGCTGGATTTTCTTGATGTTTTTGGTCTTGCTCTTGTATTTCCCATCTTCTTTGCATAAGCCATGTGCTAAAATGTGGCACAAATTTGGCTTCAACTCCTAATTGTTGTTTATTGTATATTTCTGCAATATCAATATCTTGTATTTCCTCTGAAATTTTTTGAAATATTTTGTTTGCAGAAAATTTTGAGCCTCTTTTTATGTTTAAACTACTCCAAAGTTCTTCAAAGGATTGGTCATATATATTCTTATTAGGTATAGGTTTAGGTATAGGTATAGGTGCCATCGTTTTGCCATTAGCAGAATATCTAGCATCAGCACCTTTCTTTCCAGCTATTGATTTTCTTTTATATTTTGCTGTTAAATACTCATGTTCTGCTGTTAATCTTTTATGAGTCCATTCTGACAAAGTATCATCAGTAGGTATAAAAAACTCTTGTAATATTGATTGAACTGCAACTTGGCAATCTTCATTAATACACTGACAAATTCTCCAAGCATTTTCCGATTTAAAAGGTTTGGTATTTTTAGTCCAACAAAAACATAATAATCTTATATATATTCCTATTTGTTCATTTGTTAAATGTACTGTTTCTGCCGCAAAAGTATCAGTAAATAACTGTAATGCGTGAAACTTATTTGTTTTTTCCTCCATAAAATAAATATCTCCTTTCTAATTGATTTATTTCTATATTGGTTTTTATTAATAGTTGTTTTTCAGTACCAAATTTTTCTTCAAACAACCTTTTGTTAAGATGTATTGATTCGTTCCCCATATTATGATGTTTAGGGCATAAAGGAATTGTATCTTGATGGTCTGGTCTTAAAGATAATCCTGTATGCTTTCTAATATGATGTATGACTACATTTGTAGAGCCACAAGCAACACAACCTAATTCTCTTAAATTATCAAATCTTTTTTTATCTTCTTTTTTCATATAAAATTGTCAATTTCTTGCCATCAAAATAATAGCCACTAACTATTCTTTTTTTTCTTTTCATCTTTCTTTTTCTTTTTGGTTTGTCCACCATACCCATCATAACCATAATCTTTTGTAACAATTTTACCTCTAAAAGTATCTAACCATTTACAATGTTTTATCCATTCCTTTTTGTCCATTTTTTAACCTTTCTAAATATTCTTCGTATTCTTTTCTTATCTTATCATCTTTGCCATAAGTATTTTCATAAGCAAGTTCCTTATTTAGTTTAAATTCAAGATAACTAATTGGCTTTTCATAATCCACATTTAGTTTTTACTTTGCTTAATAAAACTTTCCATATCTTCTTTAGTTAAAGCATTTTCCCATCTATAATTTTTAAATAATGTTTTCATTAAATCATCTAATAAAAATTCAGATGTTGGTAATTCATGAACTTTTTTTGATTTTTCTAATACTTCTTTTAAAAATATAGTAAAATTTTTAAATGCTTTATCTTGTATTTCTGATTTATTATTCATCAACTAAACCTTTAATCTTATCACAATGTTTTTTTATATTATCAAGTTCTTCTGTTATTTTAACTTGGTAAATAGTATTTTTAGAAACATCATCAACTTCTACTAATTGATTTAATCTAATCATACGCAGTAATCTTTTAAATGCTCTACGAACATGAGTGTCTGACATATCCGAAACCATTAACCATTGATTTCTTGATTTAGAAAAATAATGTTCTTCTGGAATATCTACTACAACTTCATCTTTAATAAAGTTTTCATCGCTCATTTTTTACCTCTACTTTCTGCTGGTTGGCAACCTAACTCCATAAGTATTTTCCAATCTTCTCTATGATTAAAACAACACAAATCAAATTTTTTCATAGCTTGATCTGCACCATTTGCATTTACAAATAAATTAATATTAAATGCTTTATTATGAAACATATAAACATTTCCATTGTCTAAAATATCTGTATTAATTTTTGGTTTAAGGGTTTTATTTTTCATACCAATCTCCCTTGATTAACATTTTCAGGTTTAAAAGGTTTCCAATCAAAATCAACAAGTCTATATTTTTTATCATTAAATTTAGATTTAAAACTTTCATCTGTGTATTGTTTTGCTTTTTTTAAGTCGGCATAAGGAATAAACATATATTCTTTTCCGTGAACTATGCCTAACGATTCTTTTTTCCTTAATGCTTTTTTATAAATGTAATCTCTTACACTTACTTTACCTAACCATATTTTATCTACTTGAACTTTTATCATTTGTTACTTCCATTTCTTTAGTTAAAATTAAAGGTTGTTCAATATCATATTCAAAAAAATAAGTTATTGGCACTTTTAGTTTTTTAGATATTTGATTTAATCTAAAAGCACTACAACCATTTACACCTTTTTCATATTTCTGAACTTGCTGAAAAGTTATGTCGCAATGTTTGGCAAGTTTAGTTTGTGTTAATTTAGCTTTTAATCTAGCATCTTTTATTTTCTGCCCAATGCTTTTATTAAAGCCATTTGCTTCTTGTATCATTGTTTCTCCTGTGTGATTGTGCGTGGGGAGAAATCGGTTAAACTCCCCACACAATTTTTAACTAGAAAGGGAGGCTTTATGATTCGTAAAAGAATATTTTTTAAAACCTCATTTTTGTTCTTATCCAATTTTTTCATATTCGTCTATACTATTATTATTAAATTAAAAATTGTAATTACGATTGAGAATTATTTAGCTTTTTTAGTCATTTTTTGCTAAATGCCTATTTTTTGGCTTAAAAGTCACAATTTTGGCGAGAACAAAGTATTTGCGATTTCTGTCCATTTATTTAAGGTTTCGTATGTCTTATAAAAAAATATATTTAAAAATGTCAGTTTTTCTGATGCGTTTTTTAGACGAAGTCTTGATGAAGCAGTCAATTCGTTTTTTTACTAGAACTGTCAAATCGGTTTTAGTTGATACTTTTATTAGTATCGTAAAAAAATTATTCGTGTCCAAAGCGGTAATTTTTAGCAGTTTGCGTAGGTAGATAACTTATCCATATAGGATAAATTCCTTAAGCAAAATCGCCTCTTCACTTTCGTGGTAAGCGACAGGGTTTTGATTAATTTCTTAACTTGTTAAAAAGTCCTTCTAGTTTCTATAACCTTTAGCAAGTTATACTGAAGATGTTAGCTAATAAATAAATACGAAAAACTAGAGAGGTACAATGAGAAGAATAAATATAAAATATAATAATAAATTAGAAACAAAATCTTTTGACAATGTTAGAGATTTTGAAAACTATATAGAAACTACATTTAATTTTGATTGTCCAGACGAGTGTGCTAATTTTGTTTGGGATTTAAATGTTGGTAAATGTTTAGAAATGAATAGCTCTTATTTTGGTATAGTAAGATTTTCAATACAATCAAAAGCAAGAGTAGGAAATCAATTAGTTTTATAATGCCGAAACTAGCGAATCATAACTCGCTAGTCTAATTATCGTGGATTGATAATTACTGAAGATGGCAGTCCCATTAATTATAACTAGGAGGAAATCATGAAAAAAGGTCATGATGTAAAATATATGCTTAAAAGAATCAATGATGATAGAAGTAAAAAATCTGATTATCTTGTTGAT